ATTGCGGGTGACTCCCGTCTCGACCGGAACGCGATATTTCGCTTCCCGCATCCATTCTGTTTTCGTGCGGGTCATCGTCCGTTGAATCGCGGATTTGAACTCGCGCGGCTTCGCCACTAGCTTTCCTCGCAGCTCTTTGAGTCCTTCAATCCGGATTTGCATGACGCGTTCAGGGCTTCGCAGAATGCGGCCTCAGCCTTTTTGAGATGTTCGCTGAGCAAGTCGGTGTACTCAGACAGGTACGGGTGATCCTCTTTCAACTGATCGACCACCGTGATCGCGCACCACAATTCCACCAGTGGTTCGGCAGCTTTGAAATTCACAGACAGCGCCATTTTGTAGGCGGAATTTTTTTTCTTTTCCGGCACTCAACCAGCCAGTCATACCGAGGAGACGTAGACCTTCAGGAACGCGCCATGCCCCGCCTGATCCGTGACTGCAAGTACCTGATAGGTCTTGCCGCCAACAATGATTCGATCTCCAAGGCTCGCATCTGCGGCATCGGGCCTGACGTCAACGCTCGGTTCAAAGTAGCAGACGCCACTGTATCCGACGTTTTGACCGGAATCGCCAAGACTGAGAGTCCCGTTCCGCTCTTGGAGATTGCAGGGCACATTCTCATCAACGGTAGACCACTCCGGATTGAGTGTAAAGTCCGAACCCGGTTCTCGAGTTGACCAACGCTCAATCGTCGCAGTCTGCACCAGCAAGTCACTGAGCATTAAGCTGCCCTCCGGTAACGTTGAAACACCCGCTGAGCATCAAGTAGCGCCTCGTAAGATGGCGACGTCATCAGCGTGTAACTGTAGTCTCCGAGATTCTCGGACTGGATCCTCTTTCCCGCCTTGATGTCTCGGTACGCCTGCTGGCACACCTGCAGCGCTGCAAGAGTCAGATCGTCGGGGATCGTTGAGTAGCCAGCCGTGTAGCTGACTCGCACATTCTTGTAGCCTTCGGGAAGCGTGTCGCATTCGAGGAAGACCAGACCGACGTTGCTTTCCGACTCTTCCGAGGACGCCAGCGTGTATTCCGAATCGTCAACTTCAGTCCACGATGTTCCGCACTTGTACTCGACTTTCGAGACAGCCGTAACCGGGTACTCGCGCAGGTAGATTTCCCGCAGGAACTCCCGCCCGTCTTGGCGTTCCACATAGTCATCGCTGAGCAGGTTGCGACCAGTATATCGCGGAATCGAGGCGTTGATTCCATCGACGATCGGTTCAAGCTGGTGATCGTAGTCGCTCCCAGAGATTCCCAGAAACGCCTTCAAGTCTGCCAGACCGATAAACGCTGACGCCGATACTGGACCGCCGCCGACAACATCTGTCATCAAGTCACCTCATATTCGCCGTCCGATTCGACGGTCAACACAAATGGATTTGTGAACACATAACCGGGCTTCTGTCGCCAGCCATAGTAGGTGCCTGCGTCAAGTTCCGGCTCCGGAACAACAACACCATTGACGTCTGTTCGAGCAGCCCAGATTCGATCGGTGTTGATGTCGGTGTTGCTCGAAGTCAGAACAACATCGCACCCCGGAACAAGGTCACCGCCCTCAGTCTTGATCGTCAGCGGAACGGGGAACGCGCCGGGGGTGTTGACTGACAGGCCTGCAATGTCGTCCTGAATCGCTTCTTGCGCATCGGTCACATCTTGAGAAGTCGCCAGTTCCGACACGTCCGCCTTGAAGTCGTCCACGCCGGAAACACCAGTTCCCTTCACTGCCCCGATATCGACTTCGTCGCTGGACGGATCGAACGTGCTCAAGCCGTCCTGAATCGCTTCGACCGCAGTTGAATTCGGTTCGTCAACAAGGTCCATTTTATCGCCCGCTTGGACCGGAGCCGTGCCGCCGACCAGATACGTATCCGTTCCAGCAACGTAGACCTCGCCGTAACCTACAAGATCCCCGTCGGAGTCGTACCAGCGCGCGAGATACCAACCGACGTCGACGGACTCGCTGATCTCCGCTTCGTACAACGTGCCGTCTCTGGAGTCGTCGTCGATCAAGTCTTGCTCCGACCAGACAAGAGATGGAACGTCCCCAGCCCCGTTGACTGCGTTCCCACCGGCCAATGGAAACAGCCGCAGCAGGCTCAGGTTCTCGTCGCGCTCGAAGTGCACGAATTGGATTGTGCAAGCCATCAGTCGTCGCCTTGCTCAGATTGATTGTTCAGTGCGGCGATTGCCGCGTCTCGTTCGCTCGTGAGTTGTTCGACCTGTGCCTGCAGATCCACCACCTGCTGCACCGCCGCCGCGTTGATCTCAGCCTTGATTTGCTCCCACAGCGGATTCCCGGTCTCCATCGTCACCGGGGCCGCGTTTGTCACCCCGGTTTGCTCGGCTCCCATCACACCGGGGGCTTTCCAGCCAACGACGATGTGGGCACCATTGATTCCGTCCGCAGATCCGCGAATCAGCAGTTCATCAATCCAGCACGTACCGCCGACCTGCTGCATCCGCTGTTGTACCGCTTCAAGAATTGTAGGTTCGCTCATGCCTCCACCGTTGAATTGTCGTAGTAGGTTTTCCAGTTGGTCCCGTCGTACCAGACGGGGACGCCCGTTCCGCTGCCTGCACCTTCTCCGCTTTTGCGTCCATTGCTGGCGAAGGCTATGGCGCCGGCAGAAATTCCAGTTGTCGGCAGCGTTTCCACCGTGTAGGACTTGCATTGAACCACGCCGTCAAACGACGAATGGCCTGCGCTAGCAATTCGCAGCCGTTCGATGCCGTTGGTCGCAAACCCGATTGTGTTTGCCGCTGGCGCAAACATGCCTAGATTGTCTTGACTGTTCAAACGGACCGCAGCTTGAGTCGCAGATCCGGCTGTCGTCAGCTTGAGCGACCCGCTGAGCACCATCGCTCCACCGGCAAAAAAGTTGGCCGTGTTGTTGCCAGACACAAACAGACGAACCCGCCCGTCGGAACCCACAGCCAGGCCGGACGTCCCGTTGCCGACTTGTTGTGCCGTGTCGCTTACAGGAACTCCCACAGGACCAGTGAATTCCGCACCCGACAATGCCGCGTAATCGTCAGCGTCCTCGACTGCCATCGTTCCCAGTTCCAGCAACGTCCTTCCAGCTGACGCATCCGCCAGCGCGGCCAGAGATCGACCGAACGAGGTGAAGTCCGCCAATGCCGCCGTGCCTGAGCCGGTGAAGTAGGGAAGCTTGTCCGCGGCAGATGTCAGACCGGCAATGGCTGCAAGATTGCCATTGTAGGCCTGCACGTCGGTACCGATCTCCACGCCAAGATTCGTTCGGGCAGCACTAGCGTCGGTCAGGTCCGACAGGTTGCTCGCCTTGGCCAGCTTTCCGTCAAGCGCCGCCTGCGTTGCCGTGCTGATAGGCTTATCCGCGTCCGCTGTGTTGTCCACGTTGCCTAAACCAACCTGTGATGCTGTGACGCCGTGCGGGTTGTCGGTGTCGCCAGTGTGTGCGTTGAGTTCTGACTGAGTCGCCATGTCGACAGCAAAACCCGGGTTCGGGTAGCTGCCACTCAGGACCCCACCAGCACCGCCAGTCGGTGGCCGCGAATCGCTCAGCCGCGAATCATCGGTAGCAACATAATCCGTTCCAGCAATCGCTTCGACAACGCCAGAACCGTCACCCTTCAACAGGCCGTTGATGTCGGTCTTGATGTTTGACAGCTTGCGGATGAGATAACGGATCATAATTTAACAACCTCCATAAACACTATCGGCCCGACAATCTCGAAAGACTGCCGAGCCGATTGTGCATCTCATGCTAAACAGCAATGTTTTCGTCTTAGTATCGAGCCTTCTGCCCGAACACAGCGGCACTAATTTTTGTCTTTGGCGTCGTTCCTTCGGTGAAGGCCGGAGTCACGTAAACCTGAACATATCGCTTGCTGCGATTGTTCGCCTGAAGGACGACGGTCTGATCGTCTTCGTCCACCGTCAACGTGGCGCCGACGATGTCGGCCGCGCCAGATCCGCCAGACGAATCGGCTTCGCGAATCTTGAATGCGTGTGCAATCGCAGTCGGGGAGCCTGTTGAAGCAGCCAGGCTGATAACACCGGCGACAGGACCGGCAATGTCTTGGCAATCCACCCAGTCACCAGCAGCGGGAGTCGAACCGGAAAGCTCGGTGCCAGGTGCAATCGAGCTTGCAAAAAAGAACGGGTTTTTAATGTCGCGCGTCAACATATCAGGAAACCTTACAAGTTCAGATTGCGAGTCGTAAGTTGAGGGATTGGCTCAGCCGGGAGGCCGAAAGGAAAAACCGTCCCGGCCGAGCCAGGGGGCGACCTTACTCGGAGTCGGTCACATAGACTCCGTTGGGATCGAGGTCGTCGATGATTCCAAACGCCTGCGGTCGTCGCGGCGCGGTGTCAACGTGCTGGATGGCGCGAATACTCACCATGTCATTCTTGAAGTTCGTTCCAGACTGATCATTCAGTTTGAATTCCATCACGCCCACGCGGCCGATCAGGAATTCGCGGAACACTCCTGCCAGCACAAGCGTCAGGTTCGTCGAAGAACCCTTTGCCCGATCGCTCGGAATGCGAGTGCTCGTCAACACGCGAGCGCCAGACAGCGTTTGCACTCCGTTGCGTTCGGTGTACGGAAAGACCAGCGGGCCGCGTTTGTCGCCAGCCGAAACCGAGTCAGCCCGGCGGAAGGAAGTCGTAGCCTGCAACAGCGGTGTCATAATCACCGCAGCACCTTCGGTGTCGACGTCGTTCTGCGCGATCTTCGCCAGAAGGATCGGAATGTCTTCCGGTTCCAAGACGTCGCCGTCCGTCTGAACAGTCGAAGCCGTGTGAGTCACGATATTGCTGTAGTTCAGCAGCCCCTTTGGCGAAAGCTGAGTGCCAACGCCAGTCAGAGCAGTGATGTCAAGCCGCTTCGCCTGACCGTAGGCGATTTCGTTTCGAATGAACGCTTCCGTCGCCATGCTCGTGAAGCGGACCAACTCAGAGGAGTAGGTTACGATGCTTCCCAGCTTCTTGGCGTACATGCTCTGGGCGCCAAGCTTCAGGCTTGTTTCGCTGATCTCTTGGCCTTCACCAACCCAGAAACCATCGGCATCAGACTGGTTCTCCGGGAACCGGATCGCACCGTTGGCTGGCAGCGTGAATTCCGTCGCACCAGCTCGGGTGAAGATTTCCTTCGATCGCAACAGGTCGATCATTTCTCCCTGCTGAATAGGACCAAGCAACAGCCCCAGGTTTGTGTCGTCGTAAGTGGTTGCTGCTTGATTGACGCCGCCCAGCATGTGCTGGCGAATCGCCATCACTTCGGCGATATCGACATTGGCGACACCTTGACGAACGGCCGCGCGAATCTCCGCACGATCAGAGTCGTCAAGCTGCTGCATGTGAGCGCCGCCAAGCGGAACAAAGACTGTTCCGGGGTCAGCACCCTGCATACCGTAAGCATCAGCGAGCTTCTGGCTGACTTCGAGTTCATACTTGCATTTCTCGAAGTTGCGGTTCGCGATTCCCTGCATGATGCGAGCATATGAATACCCGCGAGACGAAAGCGAGTCCTCGCCTTGCCGGACTGCCGGAGCGCCACCGCCAAACAACTGGCTGGCGTTCTTGACCGGCTTCTTCATCTCGGTCAAGGTCTGCTCCTGAGTTTCGAGCTTCTGGTTCAGACCTGTGATCTGATCATTGAGAGGCTTGACGGCGGCATCAATGCTCTGCTTGATGGTGTCGAGAAACTCGGGGGTTTCGACGTCGGTCGTGGTCGCGGTATCTGCCACAGCAGGTCTCCTGATTTCAACGAAATGCAATCCATTCGGACGCCACTTCGTCGGATCACTCGACCTTGCCTGTTGCTTGCTTGATCTCGCTTCCCAGCTTCTCGATTCGCTGGGAAACCGCAGAAATTCCTAGGGAAAGAGGTGAGAACGCATCGTTGATCACCTTGTTTGCTTGAGCGACAGCGTGCTCAAGATTTTTTTTGCGCTGCTTCTCAGCCGCTTCCTTGGCAGCCTGTTCCTTCGCTTCACGCTCAAGACGTTGACGCTTCAACTCTTCTGGTCCGGGTCCGGATTGAACGGGCTTCGGTCCCGCCATCTTTTCGAGTGGAGCAATCAATCGCTGCGTGATGCGGTAACCGTTGATCTGTCGACGATCGAGGCACTTGCGAACGGCTCCCGGGTCAGCAGGCACGCCAACAACAGACCATTCGAGCAGGTCTGAACTCAGGAAGTCGTAAGACATCCAGGGGCGGAAGTCCTCTTCGTCCTCGCCAAGCTCCTTGGACTTCGGCTTGAATCGACGGGCTTTCGTCGGCAGGAACGAGACACTTGCCGTGTTCAGAATTCCCTCGGCAATCAGACCGAAGAACACAGCAGCCTCAGGGAGGATCTGACTGAATGTCGCAGTGGCAGTCGCCTTGCTCTTGCTCAGTTTGGGCAGCGACGACCGCGCAATTGGAACAGGAAATCCAAACCCGTGATCGAAGTATACAACGGGGTTCTTTTCGTAGTGATCGAGCTTGATTCCCTCACCGTCACCACCGGGCGCGATCTGGACCATGTGACCGTTGCGATTGATATCAGTTCCGCGGGTAACGATCACAAAGTCAGCAGTCATTGCGTTTTCGTCGATCTTCTGGCGCAGTGCATCTGGATTGCGCGAAAACGGATAACCGCTCTGCAACAACGCTTCCGGCTCCATTTCGCCAAGAATGGAGTCCAGGTCCGTTACATCAGAATCGAACTCAAAGCCTTCGGGGATCTCGATAGATTGTTCCATTGCGTTGCGTCTCCAAATGAGATAGGACGCAACTTTGTCGGCGCACGGAAACAAGCCGACGCAGAGGCGCGGCTTATCGAAACCCTACGGAAACCGCAGTTTGAGCATCTATTTTGCTGGCTTCTTCGGTGTCGTTTTTTTCTTCTGTTTTCGGCGGCTCCCTGTGTTTTGCGCGTAGGGAGCCACCGCGTTTCGGATCGGTCCGATTGGCTTTGTCATTAATTCGCGTCCTCATAAGT